CAACGGTAGCAGACTTTTTGCAAAAGCGTATGAGGATTGTAGATTTTATCGAAGATAATAAAGAAATCCAAGATCAAGCAGAGTATATAAAAACACTAGCAACAGACTATAACGCTGCAAGAGCAGATAAAAGTGATGCTGAATCTGAATATGAAAAGTTAATTTCAAAGATTGCTACATGCAAGCAATCCATTACAGACACAAAGGCAGATATTAGAAGATACAATAAATCTTTAAAAATTATAGAACGTAATAAAATAATCAACGAAAAAGTAAATCAACTAAACAAAGAAAAAAATAAACAATCTATAATTGTACAGAAAGCAAACAAGTCTGTGCGTGATTTTTATGCTAAAAAGTGTGTAGCTGAAGAAACCATCGAAGAGTGTACAAAGACTATACAACACATGACACAATTGGTAGAAGATCAGTATATTTATGATTTGTATTGTAAAGCAATGTACAAAGATGGAATACCATTTCAGTTAATATCAAAAGCTGTTCCTTATATAGAACAGCACGCTAACATCATACTGAATCAAATTATTGATTTTGAAATAGCACTAGAAACTGACGGTAAAAATATAAATGGATTCATTTGTTATGAAGATGAAAAATGGCCA